CTGAGAAGGGTAGAACAGCACCACAGGGTGCATTCGTAGATGGCAAGTGGCACCTACAGCGTCGTTTTGTACCTTCTAAGAATGGATGGGACATACCAGACAAGTTTGTAGGTTAATATGCCTAAACATGAATGGAAAGACGATGCTTTATGTTTAGACTACGACACAAATTTATTCTTTGAAAAGTATGAAGATGATGAACTGTTAAGGCCAGCAATAGATAAACTATGCTCTATGTGTCCAGTATCAAAAATGTGCTTTGCTGTTGGAGTTTCACAAAAAGAGTGGGGAGTTTGGGGAGGAGTTTACCTTGAAGGTGGCCAACTTTCTAAAGAGTTTTCTAAGCATAAGTCTAAGTCAGACTGGGCAAATACATGGCAAAGGTTAACGGTGGATCAATAATATGTATACAGATTCAATGAGAAAAGCATTTAGATCTTTAAAGGGTCCTGACGGGTTTCAACTTCAAATAGTTGATCATGATAATTTTTTAACAGTAAAGGCAAGTGAAAAAGAATTTATGAGCCTTTCTGGAGAAGAAAGAAAGCAGGCTGTTGAGTACATGATTAGAACAAAGAAGGCCCTTGAAGACAATGGGGCCATTGTTCTATTAGTAAGAGAAGGTGGTAAAGAACTATGATAGAGTTAATTTCATTTGTATTTTTTATATTTTTATTTTTTGCTTTAATTATAAACAATGTTAGATTTAAAATTAAAACTGTATCAATGTCTAAAGAACTAATTCAATCACACATAGATAAAACAGTTCTGGCTGAAAAACTTTTTGAAGCATCTGCAAGAAATTTACTTAAGAAAGAAACAGAGTCGGATGCATTTTTAAAATTTGTTTCAGATTCTCGTGATTGGGCATACCAATATATAGATGATGTTCAAGAAGGTTTAAATAAATTTATTATTGATATTGAGCCAGAGATTGCATATTTTGATGAGTATGGAGAAGTAGGGTCAGCCTATCCGCACTACCACTCAATGAAGAAAATTTCAGGGGCATACAAAGAACTAAAGAAACTACTACCAGAAGACTATGATAGAATAGAGTAGTGATAGTCCTTAAATCAATTAAAAATGTTAACATGTTTATGTGTGAAGAAGAGTTATGCCAAGATGAGAGCACTCAAGTTTGGGCAAACTCAGAAAGCAGAATTGTAGACTTGTGCGATTTTCACTATAGTCAGGCAACAGCATGAATTTTTATTATTTTGGTGGAGTTATTGGTGAAGAAGGATCAGTTAAGTCTCCTTCAAATTTAGAGCAACATCATTTCTCTGGTGTAATGTTTACACATGACATTCCTCAAGGAGATATATTTGTAAAAGCAGCACTTGATATAAAAACAACTAAGAGCATTAAGTATTTGATTGCTATAAGACCATATACAATATCTCCACAGTACTTGTATATGATCAATGATTCTTTAAATAAGATAGATAAGAATAGAATTCAAATAAATTTTATTACAGGATACACAAAGGACCACGAAAACAGTTTTAATGGAATCGTTGGAAACGTAAACGACCAGTCAGACAAGGTTGCTAAAAGAAAATATATGACTGAGTTTCTTGATTCATTAAACGATATGCAGTCAGAAAAAGATTTAAAATCACCTTTAGATTTTTTTGTAACAACTACTAATCCAAGAGTTCTTGATACGGTTAATAAATATAACAACAAAATAATACTTCCATATAGTCTGTATAAAAATAATCTTTGGTTTAAAAAATATAGTAAAACTTTAGATGTTAAAAGCAAAGAGATAATGTTGGCAATGACACCAATTATTAGAGAAACCGAGAAAGAACTTGAGGCCTTAAAAAATTATGCATTAAGACCTGTTTGGCAAGAAGGAGAAATCCCTAAAGTAGTTAATGATGTTGGATACTTTACTCACAAAAGTTTTCATGAATTTATCAAAGAATTAAAGAATGACAACATAAACTATCTTCTAATTAACGCTGTTCCTCAAGCAGAAAATGATGTGATAATTCCATTTATTAGAGATTATGTGCAATCAAAAGAGTATGCGGAGATAAACAAATAATGAAGTTTTATTATTTTGGTGGAACGTTTAATGAAAATGATACACTTGAAGATACATCTACATTAGATAGTCACCACTTCGATGGAGTAATGTTTACCTATGATGCAACACAGGGAGATATGTTTGTTAGGGTTGCTAAAGATATTAAATTAAATGAAAAGATTAAATACCTTATTGCAATACGACCTTATACAATATCTCCACAATATCTTTATGCAATAAACCAATCTATAGATGAAATTCAAAAAGATAGACTTCAGATAAATATAATTGCAGGTTATATAAAAGACCACGAAAGTAATGTAGGGGGAATTGTTGGTGATGTAAATGACCTATCATCTTCAGTCGAAAGATCAAACTACACAATTAAATTTATTGAAAGTTTAGACGAGATATCAAAAAATAAAGATCCAAAAGAGCAGTTAGATGTCTACATTTCAACAACTAATAACTACGTGTTTGATGCAGTAAAAAAATATAAGAACAAGATTATTCTTCCATACAGCATCTACAAGCGTGGATTTTGGTCAGACTGGCTAAAAGATCCTTCTTTAAAGATTGAGTTTGATAGGGGAGAAACTGAAATAATGCTGGCAATGACACCAGTTATTAGAGAGACAGAAGAAGAACTTCAATCCTTAGCACAGCATGCTATGAAGCCAGTATGGAAAAAAGGAGATGTCTCAAAGGTTGTAGAAGACGTAGAATACTTTACCCACGAAACTTTTCATGAATTTATTCAGATGCTTGAAAAAGATAATATTAATCACCTTTTAATAAATGCTGTACCAAGATCAGAATCAAAAATAATAGTATCTTTTATTAAAAAATATGTAGAGTCAAGGTATAAATAAACATGTATATAAATTGGTATCATATAAATCCAAAAGGAGAAAGACTAGACATAGTTCAATCTCCCGTAAATAGACAATGGATGGATGATACTGCTAAAGGATATGCCTACAGATGTTTGCCAATGACTTTTGCATCACAATATGGCTGGGCTGTAAAGGCACCATATGATGTTCAGGCAGTTTGGGATGGAACTGCAGAGGCATCAGGAATGAAAATTATTTGTGGTAGGTATACAGAAACTAATCATATATTTGCTGACAACGGTACTGGAAATGGTATTTTAACATTTCACATAAATGCTATACCAAGAACACCACCTGGATGGGGTATTTGGATTATGCCTGCACCAAATCTGGTAATTCCTGGAGCACAGCCACTTAGCGCTATTATAGAAACAGACTGGAGCCCATCATCTCCAACAATGAACTGGAAGTTTACAGATCCTGGAAGATTAGTTACTTTTAAAAAAGGAGATCCAGTATTTTTCTTTGTTCCAGTAAATAAAACAATGATTGAAGAGTTCTCCATGCAGCATTTTGGAATAGAGGATTATCCAGAAATAAAAGGACCTCTTGCAAAATTTATAAATTTTAGAGAAGATAAAAAAACAAAAAAAGAAGATGTTTTTGGCAAGCACTACATGCGTGGTCAACTTCATGATGGTTCTACTCCAAACTGGGAGCATACTCACATAACAAAGACAAAACTCTATGTAGAGGACCCAAATAAATAAAAATATAATTCTAACTGGCTATTCAGTTAGTGCTATAATTAGATTGTAGACTGTTCAATTAACTTGGACAACTACGTCTAAGTTCATATCCTAGGAGGAATAATATGACACATCATAACGAAACAAACTCACAGATCAAGGCAGCGCTTGCATCATACGGACGTTCAGTCCTTGGTGCAGCAACAGCAATGTATGCATCTGGAGTTACAGATCCACAGACACTTGCATACTCACTACTTGGAGCACTTGTGCCCGTAGTATTGAGAGCAGCCAACCCTTCAGATTTGGCATTTGGAAAGATGCCTTCAGTTGAAGAAGTTGATAAGGCAGTTAAGTCTGCAAAGGTTGTTAAGAAGACTGCTAAGAAGGCTACTGCAAAGAAGTCATCTGGCGGAGGAAAGACAACTAATCAAGTAAAGTAATCTTGATATAGACTGGCAGGCTTGTTATTTGACAGGCCTGCTTTTCTATGTTATAATATTGTTACCTGCCCAAATGGGGGGAATTAACTTATTCGCTTGAAAGGGGAATAACATGGTAACAAAATACGCTATGGATCTATTCAATGATCCTTTTTTTATTGGCTTCAACAGAGAGTTGAGTCGCCTAAATACAGCACATAAAACAAACTCACATTCGTACCCTCCGTATGATCTTATTAAACTGGATGAAGATACATACAAGATTTCACTGGCTGTCGCTGGGTTTTCAAAGGATGATATTGATGTTTCAGTAGATAATGGAACATTAATTATCAAGGGTGAGATTGTTGAAGTGACAGATGCAGAGGTAGTTCACAAGGGAATCGCAGGAAGAAAGTTCGTAAGATCTTTTGCACTGGGAGAGTACATGGAAGTAACATCTGCAGAACTTAAGGATGGTATGCTGCATGTTAATGTGGTTCGTATTGTTCCTGAAGAAAAGAAGCCTAAATCTATTAAAATTAAGTAGTATAATAGATAACATTCCGATATAAGACTTTAAAAGGTTTTACAACGGATGCTCCTATGAGTGGAGAGTTAGCAGGAGTCGAATCTTCGTGGCTAATAGACCTGAGCAGTCGTCTATAAACTGCTCATTTCCTATGCTACAATATAATTGTCCCACACAGGACCTTAGTGATGGATTAGTTACCCATTGGATAGAGACCGTGGCGCAAGTCAGGTGAATTGCTTGTGTGGGACCTAACATTTGGCGGTATAATAATATCAATGACTGACAAAGAGTTAGACCATTATAATAAGCAGCAGTATAAGAAGATGCTTGCTAAGATAAAAGAGGATTCTGGCTGTGTAGATTGTGGTATCAGTAATCATATTATCTTAGATTTTGACCACATAAGAGACAAGAAGTATAATGTGTCAAGGATGATCCATGATGGGTTTTCATGGAAGGCTATAAAGAAAGAGATAGAAAAGTGTGAGGTAGTTTGTGCTAACTGTCACAGGATAAGAACACACAATCGCCTTGCTGGCTAAGTATGATATACTGATAGTATGAGTGATGATTCA